AAAAGGACAACTAAAAGTAAGAAACAACTATAATTCTCTTTCCCTATCCCAGGGAAAAGAAAAAGGAAACATACAAACTGAAACCGTTCAAGGTTCAGGCTATACAATAAGAGAACTACTAGAAAAGTACACATCAGGAATAATGCCACCTATTGGACAAGAACCATATTATCAAGGAGACGAAGATACAATCAATATTGATGGTCAAGCATTAATTTCTCACGGAATAGACCTAACAGATGTGGACGAAATAAAAAAACTAATAACACAACTTGAGCAAGACCTCAAAGAACAAACGTCGAAAAATTCGCAAGGGGAATCGGCGCCTGGAAACGGGGTAAAACCTGAGGGAAAAACGGAGCTTGCGGAGAGCAATCCGAAGGATGCCCCGGAGCCCCAGGCGCCGAAACCTTGAGATATTTTTGACGCGCGAACGAAGGGAGCTTAAAAGGCGTATATAATACTTGATATATATACGCTAAATGACACCCTCCCGACAAAACACTACGTAACACTCCTTTAACGAACGAAGTGAAGTAAGGGACGAAAGGGAGAAGTCAAAAAAAAAAAGATGATAGCTACAACACCACCACAAACAAATAATATGTCATTATTAAAAGCAGCATCTATTGCGGCGGGTCCGGTTTCCGGCATAGTAGGATCACTAATACAAAATAGGGCAAACAGAAAAGCCCAGGATAGAGCCTACGATCGAAATAAAGAAATGTGGAACCTACAAAACCAATATAATTCACCTGGTGAACAAATGAAACGGCTAAAAGATGCCGGGTTAAATCCAAACCTAGCATACGGCTCAGGAAAAGTCGCCGGAAACACTACCGGAGAATTACCTAAATACCAGGCTCCACGTAAAGAAATGTCCATACCACCACCCGACGTTGGTGGAACTCTAAATCAATTCTCCGATCTAAGAATAAAAGATACTTCCAAAGATAAAATGGAAGCAGAAATTAAAAACATAGAACAAGACACAGTAAACAAAGGATTCGACGCAATAACAAAAAAAATGGCCGGATTAATCTCCGGACAAACACATAAAAGAATGGTAAACACCTATGCTGATTATATTACCCAACAATCGGCAGATGCCATGCTGGCACAAAATAACGCCAATGCATCAAACCTATTAGAAACTATAAAAGAAATAGAGATTGCCCAGGCAAGGCAGAACCTAAAATATGGAAAAACAAGATTCCAATTTGTGCCTAAACAATTGGAGGAACTATCACAAAAAATAAGAGCATCCAAACTTAAAAACGAATACCAGGTATATGTAAATGCCCTGGCTAAAGAAGGAAAATTCCCAGGCGATAAAATACAATGGAGAACCTTATCAGATTACCTGAACAACCCAAATAAACTATTAACAGATTCCTTAAACTCTCCACTAGGAAAAACATTATTCCCCAAAGGCGGAAAAGGATACAGTCCTAAATGGACATCAGGACATGAATACAATTGGAAGACATTCCAAAAAGCACAGAAATCATATCCCTCAATATTCAACACAAGGGATTATTACCGATAAGAGCCTATTATGGCTTCACGGCACGTTACTCGTTAAGAATCAAAAAAAAAAAAAATTTTATTCAAGAAAAGAAAATAAAAGAGTAGAAACTATTATAAACATACAATAAGAAGAGCAAATACTCACCCTCCTTCATGAAGTGAACTGAGTGTTTACGACGTTCACAAGTAAGGAGGAAACCTTTACGTAAGAGTAAACGAAAAAAAATTGTAACTTATTGTGCAAATAAAAAAAAAAAAAAAAACATGAGAACTAGAAGAAGAAGAATAAGCAGACGCAAAAGAGGCCGCAAAGGCTCTAGAAAACAACGAATTACAATATCAAGAGGCGGAATAAGATTGTAGTATGCAATGTGAAAAAAAAATTATAATACGAAGAGAAAACGAATATGGCCAGGTCGTAAATGAACAAGTCCCATGTGGCAGATGTGTATTCTGCCTACAAAAAAAACGACGACATTGGCAATTCAGACTTGACCAGGAGATGAAAAGATCATCTTCTGCCTACTTCGTTACATTAACATATAACGATAAAGAAATACCTAATTCAGTCCTGGGTAAAACATCCCTTCATAAAGCGGATATAGTCAAATTCAATAAACGACTAAGGGCAGAGATACACCGAGACTTAAAAAGGCAGGAAAAAAAGCTAAAAACAACATTAGCGGAGCCTAAAATCAAATACTTCCTAATAGGAGAATACGGCCCTGAAACAAAAAGACCCCATTATCATGCCGTATATTTCAATGTACCACCCCCGGTAATGAACAAACTACCTAAATTATGGAAACTCGGCATCGTGCAAGTAGATGTACTAAATCATCAGCGTATTGGATACGTTACAAAATATATGATCTGTCAGGAACACGAATACAATGGAAAAGAACAGCCTTTCCAACTAAGTTCAAATCATATAGGATTAGACTATCTGACCAGGAACAGAAAAAATATATCCGAGAACCTGAGGAACTACGTAATAGACGACAACGGCAAAAAAATAGATATGCCGAAATATTATAAAGACCTACTTTACGATAAAGAACAAAAGTTAATAATCCGGTCAGAAAATGCACATCAAATTCAGATACGCAAAATAAACAGATTAGATAACGATATAAAAAACGGCGAACACCCATTTGATTTAGAACTAAGAAGAATAGAACTTGCAAAAAACAAGATAATAGCCAACGCAAATAAAAACAGATCACTATGAAAAACCGATTATTCAATTCAGTACCAGTAGTAAAACCGAAAAAAAATCTATTCGATCTGAGCCATGAAGTAAAACTATCTTGTAACATGGCCCAACTAATACCGTTTTACTCGGAAGACATTGTACCAGGAGACAAAATTAAAATAAATACAGAAATCCTGCTACGGATGGCCCCTTTAGCATCTCCGGTAATGCATCGAGTAAATGTATATACACATTTCTTCGCTGTGCCAAAAAGATTAGTATTTAAAAATTGGAATGACTATCTAACCGGAGGAGAAGACGGAGTATCAGAAGCAACAATGCCTAACTTCTTAATAGAAGAACAACAATATCCCTGGTATGGCCCTGGAACACTCTCCGACTATCTCGGAGTACCTGACCCAACTGCCGAGGAACAAGCTGGAGGCACGGAACCCATACAGATAAATGCACTATACCACCGGGCGTATCATATGATATATAACGAATACTACCGGGACGAAAATCTACAAGAAAAAATTGCAATCTCCGATACAGATACAGTAAGCACAGAAGAAAGAGTTCTACTTACACAAATGCGTTACCGGGCCTGGCAGAAAGATTATTACACTTCTGCGTTACCCTGGGCGCAAAAAGGCGGAGAAGTAGGAATCCCGGTAGACTTCAATTACCAGGACGTTTCACAAGTCCGCAACGCTGACGGATCAACACCCGAACCAGGCGATCTAATGCACGGTGGAATACCAGGAGGAAACCTAATCGTCGATGGCGCCGCCGCTACCGGTAGGATAGAAAACCTGGAAGAAGAAGGAGTATCAGTAACTATCAACGAACTCAGAAAAGCAACACAATTGCAAGCCTGGTTAGAATCAAACGCACGTGGCGGTACCAGGATAAATGAAATGCTCCTAAACCTATTTGGAGAAAAAAACCCGGATTCAAGACTACAACGTCCGGAATACTTAGGCGGAGGAAAATCCCCTATTGTTATATCAGAAGTCCTAAACCAGGCAGGCCCAAATTCAGACGGAACTACACAATTATTACCCCTCGGTGAAATGGGTGGACACGGATTATCAGTATCAGCCAATCATGGATTCAATAAGAGATTCAGCGAACATATGATCGTAATGGGAATCATGTCAGTAATGCCCACCACCGGCTATATGCAAGGAATCCCTAAAAGACTAATAAAATTCGATCGCTACGACGAATATTTCAGACACTTCGCACACTTAGGAGAACAAGAAGTGCTAAACAAAGAAGTATATACAGACTTCGTAAACGGCGGAACCTGGAACGAACAAACTTTCGGATTCACTCCCAGGTATGCCGAATATAAATTCAGGAACGATACCGTACACGGAGATTTCAAAACCACTCTCAAACATTGGCACATGGCCCGGATCTTCGAAACTCCACCAGGATTAAATGAAGACTTTGTCCAGGGGGATCCCACTACCCGAATATTTGCAGTCGATGACGAAGGACAATCCGAACAAACAGATAAATTATATGTCCAAATTTATAACAACATCAAAGCTATTAGGCCAATGCCTGTCTTTGGCGTTCCTAAACTATAATTGCACTATCACACTCTCGGTTCCTGAATACCAGGAATCGAGAACTAAAACAATAATCAGCATGAAAAAAGGACAACTAAAAGTAAGAAACAACTATAATTCTCTTTCCCTATCCCAGGGAAAAGAAAAAGGAAACATACAAACTGAAACCGTTCAAGGTTCAGG